AATGGTATCTCCCCCTGTGACAGTTGTTCCTGCTACATCAAAATCAACACATGAATTCGTTGCGTTAATGTCGGTATATGATGGAGTCCCGCCTAAAGTTGCATTCTTAACTATCCGCACACCACCCAAGTTATTAGCCGCTCCGGCCTCGATCGAGGCTGCAAATCTTTCCATCAATAAATGTATATAGTTTGTTTTTCCAGCGTATGTTGACTTGTTTCTAATTGTCACAATGGCAACCTCTGTCGTCACAGCAGATTTACTTTTAGATCCAGTAGAAAATTGCGGCTGGTGAAACTCAACCAGTTCAGTTTTGCCCTCGATGAAATATCCATACGAGGCTGTATATACAGTCAAATCTGCCGTAGTCGCCTTATTATCAGAATGAAAAGTCATGTGATAATTGGGGTTAAAAGTTGATGGTACTGTGTTCGCATTTGCATACTGCATTGTGTGGAATTTAAACGGCATTCCAGTAGCAGGATGTTCTGTCCAGAAGTAAATAGCACCCGCGCCCAAGTATTGGAATTGAATATAAAATACGTTCAGCTTTGTAAAGTCTAGCGTTACGCCACTAGCCCCGCTTCCGTCCAACGGGTCATCCCACGCGGACTGCGCCACATCAAACGCCACGTCATTCTGGTATCGTGAAACTGTTGGCGTAGTTCCTATAATTCCGATTGTGTAGCCATTTTTGAACTCTGCCGTTGATCCCAGCTCGTCTGTCAATCCTGTATATTGGTGAGTTGTTGCGACTGGCGAAGTAAATCTTGCCGAGAATCTAGCCATTCCACCAAATCCGGCCTTATACCTTGCATGCTGAGTGCTTTTCATCGTTGCTTGGCTTGCAGTGGTCGTTCCTGTTGATATGACAGCCATCGCATTAGCTTGCGTAACCGTACCTGACCCCACTATCACATTTGAATTCAATGCAGTATTGTCAACCGTGTATTCAAACGATTGCTGCCATTGTGGGCTAAGCTCTACAACAGTATGCTCGCCAAAGGCAGAATTAAGCGGTACTACTTCATTTCCTTTGGAGTCGTAGCTGACAGAATGATCTAATTGTGGATATGATGTAATCATACAGCCAGACCTCCGCTTACGTTTATCGTACACCCAACCGCCGCCGCAACAGCTTGGATAGTGTCACCCTCATTTAGCACCTGCGAGCCAAACCACTGCATAACACCATACGGTAATAGGCTCACATTTGGTATTAGCGTATTCGCAGCAGACGCAGACCCACCAGACGGGACAAGGTACACCGTCAAGCGCACAGGCGCAGCCGTTGTGTTGCACAGGTCGATTGATTTGACGATAGATCGCGTCAATGTAGGAACAGTATGAAACGTACTGACAGCGATGCCAATAGATCCTTGTCCAAGCTGTGCAGGTGTTATTATTCCGAAAGCCATGTTAATACCTCAATACTATTCATTTTCTTAATTGCTTCATCGTATTTAGCCATAGATGCAGAGAAGTCAGGACCAACTTGCAGATCAGCAAGGGAGGCGTTATTAGATCCGCCACCAGTCAAAGTAAACAAGTTTAGGAAGAACCAATACCACTCGCGCGATATAAGCCCTGTTCTAGCATCTATAAACGATACTCTTGGTGCAGGGATTGTGGTTTGGTTTGCCATTATGAGCCTGTCGGACTAGCTATAAGCTCCGCTCCGACAATCGCAACCTTGACCGGATCCGTGCCGCTAATTTCATACACTCTATCGCGCAGCTTCATCGTCATGCCTAAGCGCCGCCAGATAACGCGCCTGCCGTACTCACCGATTTTTCCCATCGACCGCGCATGATAGTTAGACCATGTGTGACCGCCATCATCCGACCATCTTAATAGCACCTGCGGGTCGTTTCCCTGACCCGTAACAAGACCAACACCCGACTCACAATCAAGTTGCAAAGAATGCTGCGCTGTGCGTTTTAGGTTGCTTTGCCCTGTAGGAATCGCCCTCCATGATCTAAGCCACTTTTGAGGGGCTATGTCGTCTGCGTATACCGCAGTGTCAAAAGCATATAGATTGCCGTTCTGATAGTCTCCAACCGTGTTTAATCCTGCAAAATTCATGTGACCGCTAGATTGATGGCGTTTAAATGCGCCATCCACAAACGAAGCCCTTTCGTGCCATCCCTGCGTAGTAACATCGTACACCCATGTCGTACTTGCCGTCGGAAAGGTTAGCACGTAGAACAAGTGGCCTTCCTGTTGGTAGCTGTAAGCAACCGCATCGGAAATTACCGAATACTGCTGAATGGCATACTCAAGCGCATGGGTAGAGATTCGCATCGGAGTGTAGCCATTAGCCCTATAAACAAGGCCGCTTCCTCGCTCGTCCATTCCTAGCCAGATAATCGAATTGTCCAGCTTGGCTACAGACTGAGCCGCCGCGCATCCTGCCTCTATATACGCGCCTTGAATGCGTGAGAATGGGAAGCCTGACCCACCGTCGTTATACCAGACCTCAGTGGAGTCATCGGAGAATAGCCAAACCTCTCGATGGTCTGCGAATAGCGTAACAAGCAGATTTGGGCTTCCTTCCGTGCTGGCAAAATCAAGAGGGTCAACGCTTGTACCGTCAAGAAGCTGCGTTTTCCAGACACGCCGAGACTCTGGCTCGTTAAAAAGAAAGTACCCGTCCATATACGCACATGTTACAGCGCCAGGCCAATCTACATCAGATATTTGAGCGAAAACGCCTGTATTGATATTGTAGATAAACCCGTCAGGGTTAGTCGTTATCATCACCTGTATGCCGTTATCTGCCATTGATACCGGGCCGATAGATGTAGTCAAAGTACCGAGCAATGTGGCTGTGTAGCTGGTATCTACCTTGTACAATTCTGCCCCGCTTACTACATACGCAAACAATCCATATTCAATCAATCCGCGAATAGGGCCGCTTCCAATAGTCGCAAGCAATCGCAAACCGGGCGCTCTTGAAAGCCATGCTGCTTCCTTGCCGCTTTGCTGGATCGCTTCA